GCGCCAGCTAACTGGCGTCGTGCGACACGCCAACGCTAGGCAGTGCTTGAGTCCGTGCGGTTACTCTGTCACCATTCAATGGAACCAATTTGCTATTCCCAAAACACCCCGCCACCGTGCGGGGTGTTCGCTTGTAAAGACCCGGCGAGTGCGGCAAACACTCCCGGGGATGACCGAACTGTTGAGGAGTTCGATGTGGCCAAGCCTATCTGGACAAGTAACCCTGGTCGACGACCTGAGCATATGATCTGCTGCTGGCCAGAATGTCTGCGACCTAGTCCTGAGTTCCCGCTGTGCTGGTATCACTGTCTTGGGGCCTACCTAGAAGTACAGGCATCGCTGAGCAACTTGCTCGAACACCGGCCCGGCGATCATTCGCCACCAGACACCCGAACCGGACACGTCTACTTCATCAGGTTCCGTGACCGAATCAAGATCGGCTACTCGATCTCGCCCACCAGTCGCATCGGCCAGCAACCCCACGACGAGGTCCTGGCGATCATGCCCGGCACCCTCGCCGATGAGAAGCGGTGCCATGCCGCGTTCGCGCATCTGCGAGAGAACGGCGAATGGTTCCGTCCGGAGCCTGACCTGCTGGCGTTCATCGCGCAGTTAGGCGCCGAGGCATCCTAGTAGCTCTCTGTGCAGGGGAGGTCTCACCGTGGCGAGGAACGGAAGCTCACGGGCCTGGCGTGTACTGCGCGAGCAGGTGATCAGGGAAGAACCGCTGTGTCAGATCCAGATACCCAGCGTGTGCACCAAGGTCTCGACCACGGCCGACCACATTAAGACAGTGAGGGACTACCCTGAGCTCGAGCTCGTGCGGTCGAACGTCCGAGGCGCTTGCGAACCGTGCAACCTCAAACGAGGTGTCAAGGACATGGCCGACCTTCCGATGCAGAAAGCGCTCCGGTTTTTTAACTAGCGCAGGAGCGGCCACCTCGCACCTGTCCAAAAATATCCCCCCGAGTTCGGCCTCAGGTGATTCGGGGTCGCGCGCAAACTGCAATTGCAGGCAGAATCGGGGGTTTCCGCGTGGCCAGCAAACCTGGGAAGCGGCCCACGGCCTCGAAGGTGGTCAAGCAGCCTGCGAAGCCGGCCGGCGACCCGTCGATCCGGTGGACGAAGGCGCAGCTGATCGGTGCGGCGGCCGACCTGGATCTCGTTCTCGATGAGGCCCTGACGAAGCCCGCCATCCTCGACGCGATCGCTGCGGCGCATACCGCGAAGGCCGCAGCATCGGTCCCCCGTGGTCAGCGCTTGTACAACGCGCTCACGACAGAAACGTCGCCGGAAGCGGTGAAGGTGCTGGCCGAAGAGTCCGCCCGCCTTGCCGACAGGCTCGATGATCTCGATGCCGTGCTCGCCGGCCGCGGTCCTATCCACCTGATGCGGGACGCTCTCATGGAGGAGCTGCTCTCGACCGAGGACGAGCGGCACATCTTCATCACCGTCCGAGTCGACAATGCCCTCGCCGAGGCACGCCAGCAGGCCAGCGCCCTCCGCCAGATCCTCGTCGCGCTCGGTGTCGAGAAGGCCACCCAAGCGGCGCCGGCTTCGGGAGGTACTCCGCTCGATGAGTTCACTAGCAAGCTTGCTGAGCGTGAAGCCTCGCGTAAGGCACGCGCCTAGCTACAAGTTCACCGATGGCGACCTCGCCGCGGCGTTCGCCTCCAGCTACGGGCTCACCCCAGACCCCTGGCAAGGTGACGCGCTCGACGACTGGTTGGCGACCGCACCGACCGGGAAGTACGTATGCACCACGTGCGGGCTGACCGTCGGCCGGCAGAACGGCAAGAACGGCGTCATCGAAGTCCGCGAGCTGTACGGGATGATCGCCAAGGGCGAGAAGTTCCTGCACACCGCCCACGAGGTCAAGACCGCGCGTAAGGCGTTCAAGCGGCTGAAGTTCTTCTTCGGTGAGAAGGCCAACGACCCGATCGCCCGGTTCCCCGAGCTCAACGCTCTGGTCAAAGAGGTCCGCAACACCAACGGCCAGGAAGCGATCTTCCTGCACGACATCCTCGACAAGGACGGGAAGTTTCTCCGCGAAGGCGGCTCGGTCGAGATCGTCGCCCGGTCCAGCGGTTCGGGTCGCGGGTTCACCGTCGACGTGCTGGTGCTCGACGAGGCGCAGGACCTGACCAACGATGAGATCGAAGCGCTGCTCGCCACCATCTCGTCGGCGCCGCTCGGCAACCCGCAGGTCATCTTCACCGGCACGCCCCCCAACCCCGACAAGGGGCAAACGGCGGAGGTGTTCACTCGTGTCCGCAACTCCGTTGGCACCAACAAGCGTCTCTCCTGGACCGACTTCGGTGTCGAAGACGGGCCGATGCCCGACATCAACGACCCCACGATCGCCGCGGCGACCAACCCTGCCTTGGGTGGTCGGTTGCAACAGTCCGTGCTCGACCTCGAGCAGGAGATCCTCAGCCCCGAAGGGTACGCGCGGGAGCGGCTCGGCTGGTGGGGTGACCCGAAGACGGCGAGCGCAGGCGTCATGAACATCGGCAAATGGGCTCGGATGTCTCGGCCGAACGCGAAGCAGCCCGAACGTGGGCTAGTGGTCATCGATGTGACACCCACCAGGTTCGAGTCGACCATCGGTGTCGCCGGCCCCGGTAAGGGCGGCAAGATCCTGCTGATCGAGAAGACGCGCCCAGGCACCGAGTGGGTGGTGCCGAACCTGGTGAAGATGCTGGAGAAACGCGACATCGTCGAGGTTGCGCTTCACCCCGGTGGGCAGGCTGGGGCGCTGATCCCCGAGCTGATCAAGGCCGGCATCGAGTACGAGCTGATCACCACCACCGAGCTCGGCCAAGCATGTGCCGCGTTCCAGGCCGGGGTGAAGAGCCGCAAGTACGAGCACGTCGGACAGCCCGAGCTCGACGCCGCCGTGGCCAACGCGAAGACCCGCTTCTCCGGTGAGGCCGAACTGTGGGACCGGCGCGATCGGTCGATCAGCATCTCCCCGCTCGTCGCGGTATCAGCTGCGGCGTTCCGGTGGGAGAAACGCGACGACTACGACGTCGAAGACAGCTACTTGTGACCAGAACGGGAGACGCAATGCGCAACGTGCTCGAATCCCTCCGTGTCGCTGCCCGCACCTCGGTCCGGGCGATCCTCGGACTCCAAGGTGTCGCCGGCGTCGCCTGCCTCGCAGTCGGGTCGGTCCTGCTGTGGGGTCCAGGTGTTGCGCTGCTGATCGTCGGAGTGTTCCTCCTGCTCGGCGCTTGGGGTAATCGATGACCTGGCCGTTCAGTGACCGGTCCGCCACAGTGCCCGAGCTCCTCGCCGAGCGCACCGGGATGCGGCTCAAGGGAACCCGCACCGTCTCGAGGGAACGGGCGCTGCACAACTCAGCGACCTGGGCTTGCCTGCGACTTCGTGCGGACCTGATCTCCACCATGCCGGTCGACGTGTTCCGGCGGGTCAACGGTGTGCAGGTCGAACAGGTCAAGCCCCCCGTGATGGTGACACCCGGCGGCAAGGAAGTCCGCTGGATGCAGCACATGTACTCCAGCCAGTGGGACCTGGACTCAGTCGGCAACTCGGTCGGCGTGATCACAGCCGTCGACGGTCTCGGCAAGCCGGCCCGTGTCGAACTGGCCAACATGGACGAGGTCTCGTTCATCGGCAAGGGATCGACGATCACCAAAGTCAAGATCGGGCAGACCACCTACGACTACTCGCAGATCTGGCACGAGAAGCAGTTCACCGTCTCCGGGCTCGCGATCGGACTCTCCCCGATCGCCTACGCGGCGTGGGGTCTGTCGAGTGCGCTGGGTGCGATGGAGTTCGCCGCCGAATGGTTCTCGAACTCCACCGTGCCCGGCGGTCACCTGAAGAACACCGCGAAGGTTCTCAAGCGGGCCGAGGCGGCGAAGGTCAAGGAGTCGTTCAAGGCCAGCGTCTCCGCCGGCGACGTGTGGGTGTCAGGCAACGACTGGACCTACGACATGCTCTCGGCCAAAGCGTCGGAGGCACAGTTCCTCGAAACCCAGCAGGCGTCACTGTTGGACATCTGCCGCTACCTCGGCGTCCCCGGCGACATGATCGACGCCGCCCCATCGGGCACCTCGGTCACCTACGCCAACATCACGCAGCGCAACCTGCAGCTGCTGATCATGAACATCGGGCCCGCGATCTCACGCCGTGAGGAAGCGATCTCCGCCGGCTGGTTGCCCCCGGCCCGGTACATCAAGCTCAACACCTCTGCCCTGCTGCGCATGGACATCGCGTCCCGCTACAAGGCGCACCAGACCGCGATCGAATCGCGGATCTACCCACCATCGCGCGCGCTCGACATGGAAAACATGGCGCCGCTCACCCCCGAGGAAAAGGCCGAGTTCGCGGAACTGTTCCCGATCAAGACCGTCACACCCGCACCGACAGGGAGTACGACATGAGTGCACTGGAACGAATCTACGAAGCCGCAGCTGAGGCGCGCCAAAACAAGGTTCGAGAGTCAGCCGACCGCCCCTCGGAGCGTCGCTGCTCCGAGGACTCGTCGTCACGTCCCCTCGTCCAGGTGCGGGCGCAGAAGGTCGAGATCCGCGCCGCCGCGGACGACTCCGGTCTGCTGCACTTCACCGGGTTCGCTTCGGTCTACAACCGGGCCTACGAGATGTGGGACATGTTCGGCCCGTACACCGAGCAGGTCACCTCCGGTGCTGGCGCCACCTCGCTGGCCCGCGCCGACCTCGACGTGCCGTTCGTCCTGGCCCACGACTCGTTGCGGCGGATCGCCCGCACCACCAACGGCACCCTGACGCTGTCCGAGCAGACCATCGAGGATGTCGAGGGGCTGTACGTCGACGCGCCCCAGTTGGACGCCACCGACTCCGACGTCGCCTACATCGCACCGAAGCTCCGTTCCGGTCTCGTCGACGAGATGTCGTTCCGGTTCATGATCGTCTCCGGTTCGTGGTCCCCGGACTGGATGGAGTACCACATCGACGAGTACGACATCCACCGTGGCGACGT